CACTGTAACTTGCATCCATGAGACGGGGCAGTATGGTAAGGATGAGCGTATTAGCTTGTCTGCTATCGCTGTGGGAAAGGCTATTGTTACAGTGACTGATGAAGATGGTAATGAGGCAAAACTTGCCGTGGAAGTCAAGGATGTTGAGACGTTATGGGAGACTACACAAGTATTTAGTGGTTATCAAAAATATTGTAAGGTGGAGGGTGTTTCCAAGGAAGATTCTTTGGTGATAGCATCGGATGCGATAGCAAGTAAGCCTTATGAAGTTGTTAAATTCAAGAGCCGTGGTGATGTATTTACAGTATCCCGAATCCAGTTCCTTGCTGGTGGAAAGGTGTTGGTGGATGGGTATTATACTACTACGTATAATGAAGATCACAGTATACTTTATTTCGAGGTTGGAGATGGTAAAGGCGGAACTTTGGAGAATTTCTATTTGAAACGAAAAGAAGGCTCGCATTTCTTCTGGGATTTGACAGATAAATATAAGGAAGCTTATCCGCAGGTAACAAAGGTGGAGTTAGTTTGGGCAGCTGCTAAGCTTTCTTAAGTTTTCTTCATATTAAAAGGGTCGCTTCAAAACTCATTCTCTTATTCGCTTTCGGGTGCTTTAGGGCTTTATGTTAAACGAATCTAAATCATAGAGTTTATTTGTTTCTTTCTGAGATAATAATTACTCTTGCAGAGTGATGTATTTATAATACATTACCTCGAAATAGACCAAAATAAATACAGCAGACTATGAACCTCTAATTATACAAAACCCAATAGAGTATTTTAAGAATAATCCACAATGGCTATTAATAGACGATACAATAAAAGTGGTACTAAATGACATTAATATAGAACATAACGAATAGTTGTTCTGTCTTTTCCCCACTCACACATCGCTCATATCTTTGCCCTAAAAAAGCAAGATATGAGCGATTTTTCATTTATCCCACCTACATCCGTTGTCACCATCCCCGGTGCCCACGCCTCCGCTGCCTTCACCTCCAAGACAAGTGAAGTCTTCAAGGAGGAGCACAACATCGCACCAATCATCATCAACGACAAGATGAAGTACATCCCATGGGGAGGTGACAACCAGATGCCTTACAACATCATTGATCTCATCGAGTCTGACGAGACAATGAGCACTTGCCAGATGTTCAATGCCGAAGTCTGCTATGGCAGTGGACTTGTCTATGACACGGAGCTTGCCACCGCACAAGTGCAAGCGCAAGTGGATGACTTTATGCTGGACAACGACCTCGCAAGTTACTTTCTCGGCGTGTGCCAGGACTTCAAGCACTTCGGCTTTTGCGTCAGCGTGATCATCCTCAATGAGGATGCCAGTCGCATCGTCCGCATCGTCCGCAAACAGGCGTGCTATGTCCGTTTTGCTCCTGCCGACAAGTCGGGCGTGATACCTTACATCCTCTATGCCAACTGGCGTAATACGGTCAGTCCGGAGGACATCGAGCGTATCGAACTTCTTAATCCGCAGTCGCCATTCACCGAGCTTCAGAACAGGGGGAAGAAAATCAAGAAGTTCGCTGTCGTCAGTCGTATTCCTACACCCGACAATACGTATTATCCAATACCGTACTACGCAGCTTTATTCAAAGGAAAGTGGTTCAACATCAAGCAGCTCATTGGCATCGCTAAGGAAGCGAAGCTCCGAAACTCGGCTCCCATAAAGTACCACATCGAGATTGCCAACTCGTTTTGGAACAACATCTTCAAGGTCGAGGGCATAACTGACCGTGTCAAGCAGCAGGAGCGTGTCAACGAGGAGAAGGACAACATCATCAACTTCCTCACTGGCATGGAGAACAGCGGAAAGGTGCTCTTCTCTACGTTCTATGTTTCACCCAACGGCGAGGAGCAGCATGACGTGGTAATCAACAAGATCGAGACGGACAAAGAAGGTGGCGACTGGGCGACGGACATCGTCGAAGCCATCAACATGATGTGCTTCACCATGCGAGTACACTCTAATCTCGTAGGCTCGGTGCCAGGCAAGTCGCAGACCAACAACTCAGGCAGCGACAAGCGAGAGCTTTACACCATCGCCCAGGCTTTACAGAAGCCTTACCACGACCTTCTCTTCTCCGTTCACCGACTGATCATCCGTTTCAACAAGTGGACAGCGGTCAAGCCGGACTGCCCATTCATCCAGCTCACCACGCTTGATGAAAATAAGGACGCAAAGCAAGTTTCACTCAACAAACCCAAAGACAATGAGCTATCTGATAAATGACAACGACACTCTAAGAAAGTATGTTCCCAACACCCTCAAAGCGGTTGCTGGTGAACTTTCTCTTTTCGACAAGATACAGTATCACCTCTTACAGGCGGAGCAATGGCTTACCGACACTTTCGTTTCGTCCGACACAATGAGTCGCATCCGCACATACTCTGACAGCACACCGCTCCTGCACTACTGCCGTATCATCACGGCTGCAGAGGCGATGCTCCACGCCGTGCCACAGCTCGACCTCATCCTTACGCCTAACGGCTTCGGCATTGTCAGCAACCAAAATATTGCACCAGCAAGCAAGGATCGTATCGAAAGACTACTTCTGTCTCTCGAAAAGCAGCGCGACGATGCGCTTGCCGTTATCCTCACCATGCTTCCTGATGCTCACCATTGGACAGCTTCGGAGCAGTTCAATTACTTCGCTGCCACGATGTTTCCCACGCTCGACATCGTGCACCAGCTGGGCTTCGCTGACCATATCTGGCTGAGATACCAGGACACTCGTGCCAAGTTACTCACCATTGAGCACCGCCTCGAAACGGAGTTCTTCAGTCCGGAACTCATGGACATGCTTCGCACGGCCAACGCTCTCAACAAGTGGGATATGACTCTCGACACCGCTCAATACAGGCGGATGTATCAGCGCATCTCTGCCATCGAGTTCTCCATCCTCCGTATCGGTGAATACCCGATACCAAGCATAATCGACATTGTGAACAGCATACGTTTAGCCAAGGGCAACGTATTCGCTGAATGGAAACAGTCTGACACCGCCAAACTCTTTGAAGACCATGGATATAAAAATAAAAAAGAGTGTGGAGGGTATTTCTTCTGAAAATCAGATGCGCTTTCGCAAAATAATTGTATTTTTGCAAAGCAAAACAAAATATATGGAACAATTCAAATTCGATTTTTTCAAAAAGGAGCACAGCAGTCAGACCATGAATGTTGTCACACTCTCCAAAGCAGAATGTGATAAGGTTTTTGCCTCGTTTTGTTCGGCATATAATATGAAGAAACAAGAGCGAAACCAAGTCTTTGACATTATTCAAGATAAGGGCATCCCGGTAAACTTCACAAACGCAGAAGAGAAAAATTTTGATTTGTCTTGTTTAATATCCGAAAACTGCAAGGGGCAGTTGCCCACACATCTTTATGTATGTTGGGATTATTTTTATGCAATAGACCGTTTTGACTTTAATGATATCGTTAAATATTTTAGTGATATATGGTATCCATCAGTTGATGACATAATAATTTTTGATGACTCATATAAAGTTTGTATGATGATAAGACACGATGGCGTAATTTATTTATTGAATAAAAAACCATTAAATATATAACAAATGAAAGAGAGACTATTTGCAACCATGTTGCTTTTTACTTGCATCTTGTCTTTAGCTTCATGCAGCAAAGACGATGGTGATTGGGATGCCATGAAATGGGAAAAGAACAATTATGAAGAAGCACTGACACCAAGTTTTGGCAAGGCTATTGGCGTGCCAAAGTCTGGTGGTACATATACTTTCAAATGCAAGAATTACAAGAATTTTTGGATTGAATACGTTAATGAGTCGGTGGGTGATAAAACCATTAAAAACGTTCCTTCGTATGATGACAAACCTTATTCCGAAGTTAAAGGCAGCTATACATCTTCAAAGGTGGAAGGAAATACGCTCACTGTTACATTTGCGCCAAACGAAACACAGGATGGACGTTATGTTCGTGTAGCCGTTTCTGCAGGTGATATTTTTGACAAAATCATGTTTGTGCAGAAACCAGAATAAACAATTTGTCTTTTCCCCAACCCAAATGCTTCCGTACTTTCGCAGTATGGAAGCATTTTTCAATTTATCCCTACCCACTGATTGGCAGTCACTCTCTGACAGCCAACTCTTGTATTTCTTCACGCAGCTCTCGCATGATTTGCCAATGGAAGAAATACTCACTCTCTGTCTGTTCAAATGGGCAGACCTAAGAGTGTTGTGCAAGACGCATGACGGCAGCTATCTCGTAAAGCACCGCCAAGCGTCCAAGCAGGAGGCTACGCTCACCATCAGACAAATGCAAGCAGCCACGGCTTCATTGGACTTCTTACGACAATTCGCACCATTGCCGGTTCGCATCACAAAAATCGGAAGAGCCACTGCCATCGAAGCCGACTTTCAGGGCGTGCCGTTCTCGACGTTCATCTCTGCCGACAACTACTATCAGGGCTTTCTCCACACCAAGAACGAGGCCTTATTGAAAGACCTCGCCACGCTTCTGTATCCAAAGATCAAGTCGCGCCACCTCACAACACCGCTTTTGCTCAACGCCTTCTATTGGTTCTCATCGCTGAAGCATTACTTCGCCCGACTGTTCCCACACTTCCTGCAGCCGATGTCAGCCGACGAACAGAACCTACTTGGCTACGCACCGCCCATCGGCGAGGTGCTACGGACAGCAATGAATGCACAGATCCGTGCGCTCACTGGTGGAGACATCACCAAAGAGGAAGCGGTGCTCTCGATGGACACATGGCGAGCACTCACAGAACTCGACGCTAAGGCTAAAGAAGTAGAAGACATCAAACGACAAACGAAATGACAGACAAGAACATCAATTGGGATGCCACCGCTTTCTTCGCATCTCTCACAGAAACAAACAAGTTCGCTCAAACCTATGACTTTGTCTTCGCAAAGGTCAGCGGACTCGACGGCTTCGAGGAAGCCTTGCAGCAGCTCCAGTCCGCCACGGCTATCATTGCCGTCAGCGATATCAGCCAGGGCTATATCGAGGTGAACAATAGTCCGCACACTCGAAGAGTGAAGACGGTCTTCCTCGCCATGCGCCACGCCATCGACGACATGGCAGCACGCCAGCAGTGCATGGACACCATGCGCGAGCTGTTCCGCCAGTTTATGAGCAAGCTAATCCTCGAAAAGACGAAGCAGGAGCAGCATAATATCTATCTCGACTCTCGCATTTCCTTTCAGGAAATCGACCAATACTTCTTCTCAGGCTGCGCCTGTGCTTTCTTCCAAATCGCCGTTGACACTTATACCGATTTACGTTATGACCCATCTGAATGGCAATGACCCACAACTGCAAGAACGTGAGAAGTTCGTTCTTGCCTTCAACGACACGATGCTCAAAATATGGCGTGAGCAAATGACACTCCTCGGTGTAATCGACACCGGACGTTTGCTACACAGCCCCAAGTCCCTCCCAGTCCGTGCGGATGGTCGTTTCATTGAGTTAGGATTAAGCCAGTC